GTGATGCTTGCAGTTCAATTGTGCGCTTAACCTTGTTTTCAAGGATCATAAACCCTTCAAGCATGGCTTCAACAAGCTGCGCAAAAAATGAAACATCTGTTGAATCGTATTCGTTCATTCCGAACATACGCTTCAGCAAATCATTCGCATTAAACGGCATACCTTCTTCAAAAGCGGGCGGAGTCCACTCTTTAGTTGTAAACACATCACCGCTATTGTAAGTATCGCCCGTGAACGATTTTACAACAGGTGAAATTTCTTCACCGATACGCTTGATATCAATGTTTACTTTTTCGCCATCAAAAATGTTACGCGGAGGCGTACCGAAAAAAGAACTCAGGAAAAGATCAGGCTCCCGCATTTCACGGTAGGCCGCAATCATCCGTTTTCTAAATAGCTCAGTAGACATTTTTCAAAACCCCCAAATTATTGATTGTCAGGGAACGCTTGCTCATTAACACTTAGAGCAACAATTCCAGTTAAACGCAAAGAAACAACATCATCTTCAGTTACAGCGCCAACGCCATCAACAACAAGGCGTTCACGGCGAACTTGGCCCGAAACAATTGCGCGTTGAGATATGTTGCCTGCGCCAGTGGCGACAACTTCATCACGGATAACAACGGCAGCTTGTTGGCCCGGAACAAATGGAACATAAGTATCATCAGCGCTATCGTATTGAAGAACTGTACCTTTTGCCAAGGTAGCAGCGCCAGCAAATTTAATATTGATGCTGTCGTAAACAGTGTCAAATAAATCAACACTTCCCAAATCATTATCTTGAACTTCTTGGTTCATTTTTCAGTTCCCCCGTTAGGCGCTCAATTTAATTCCCAAGTCATTTTCAACTTGAGAAAAAACTTTATCAACATCAAGCGCGCTTTCGCCGCCAGCGCCACCAGCGCCCGCGCCATCACCCGCGCCACCATCACCAGCTTCATCATCATCGCCGGCAAGATTGCTTAAATCTTGAGAATTCATTTTTACGCTCATGTGATGCGCAAAAACTTCTTGATCAGTTGCAGCAGTACCTTCGGTAATACACTTTGCAGCATACTTATAATCACCGGAAGTTTCGGCAAGAATCAAATGCGCGTTTACACGCGATTTTTCATCATCATTACCACTCTTAACACCAAGCGCCAAAACTTCAGCAAATAAGGCAGGGTGTTGCGCTTTAAATTCTTCAAGGTTCATGTTTTCGTTCCCCTTTGTTTCACTCCCGCTTTTGGCGGTATGGTTAGTTTTAGATACAACTGATAAAACAGGTTTGGCAACCATACCATCAATCATATCACGCTTCAAGGCTTCGGGCGCTAATAACATTCCACCACGCCCAAAATCTGAATTTACATTTGCAACAGAAAGTTCTTTATCTGTTGCAGCAGCTCTACCGTTTGAAATTCTTGTTGTAAAAGCTTTTTCCAGAGCATTTAATTCTTCTTGAACAACAGCGCGCCCTTCTTCAGTTTTTACATCAGGGCGCTTATTTGGCGCGTTCTCGCTAGTTATAGAAACTTCATCATCAAACACAACAAAATCAGCAACAACACCAATTGAGCCAAAACGTGTAGTGTCATTTGCAGCAATAATTTTATCAGCCTGTGAAGCTAAACCAAACGCGGCGCTTGCAGCCATTCCCGAAACTTTTGCTGTAACAGTTTTTTCAGTTGCAGCAATAATATCCATTGCATCAAACATACCATCAACGGAACCGCCGGGAGAATTAACATTTAATTGAATTTCTTTAACATCTTCGCGGCCTTCAGCAGCAGAAACCGCATCAATAATATTTGAATATGCTGTATTGCCACCTCCAAAAACCGCCGCAAAAAACGAAGGGCGCGGAGTTAAAACACCGCTAATTTGAATATTTGCAACACCATCAACAACCTCAAGAATTGGATTTGAATCAGAAACAGAAGCGCGTTCATTGAAGGCGTTTATTTCTTCCGCTACAGGCGCAAATTTGCTTTTCCTGCCAGCGACAAGTTCAGCCATTGCACTTTGTTCAATCATCCAATACATAAAACCACCAATTTTTCGATATATTAAATTGTGCTTTCACACAATGCAATCACATTTGATCAATAATACCTTGAACTTTATCAACATATCCAATAGTTAAAAACCTAGCTTCACTACCATCATGCTTTGATTTCATTAACCTCAACCCGCTTTTCTCATCAAAATCTTGAAGCTCCTGCTCTGTTCCAACAAGAAAAGCATAAGGCGAGTTTTCATCAACTTTTTTAATTTTCAACATTTCTAATTACCCAAAAAATCATCACACATTTGTTTTATTCTATCCCTAACTGTTGCATCCCAAGCATCAAGCGCCGTGCTAACTTGATCGGCTTGATATTTAATATGTGAAATATCAGAAACAACCAAAGAATTAAAAAATTTAGCAAAGGCGGAATCACCTAATGCAGTATTTATTTGAGCATCGGTAATGCTGTTATCTTGAACCCATCTATGATAACAAGCCCTTAAACTACTAGTAAAAACAACCGCTGTTGTGCATGGAATTCCAGTAAAAGGATCTCCACTATTTGCAACTTCAGCTTTTGAAACATCATCGCGAATTGTTACTTTTGTTTGCCATTTATAAAAAGTATGCGTTCCGCTTCCACCATTAGTAACAGTTGGCCTATTGGGGTTTGTTGTAAAATCATAAGATGTCACATTTGGGATAATAGATTTCTGCAATGCAGGAACATCACCCCTAACAACCGTTTCTATAAGAGCCTCATTAGTCATATTATCAATCCCACACCGCAGTAAAATCAGGTATTAAAATATTAAATCCATTGCCTCCAGTCCACTGAACCTTATATGTAACAACATCATCTTCAGTGAGCTGCTTTTCGGTTAAAAGCCCCGGTATTGCAACAGGAACATTACTAATAGTAACAGGAACGGTTTTAAATGGAGTAACTTCAGCATTTAAAAACGCACCAAGCGTAATTAGTGTTGATGCCCCGCCAGATGCACGAACAATAGAGCCAGAAGTGTTGCCCCTATATCTATCTGTAATATTCTTAATCAATCTAATGTTTGGAAGTGTATTGCCATTCTGATCAAACCAAGTTTCTTCGCCGCCAGTACCAAAAACACCAGCAAGATTAACCCATGTTGCAGTATCGCCGGGATCTAATGTAGCTGTAAGATTGGCAGATATATTAAGTTCAATATTTGGCTTGGTATTGTTAAAACCCTCATTACCATCAAATAAGGTATTTACACTTGTTTCATCAATACCTAAAATAAAATCACCAAGCGATGCAGAATCAAGAACATTATCTGTAACGCTTCCCTGATCAATAGTATTATCATCAGTAACTTTTAAAAATGCCTTTCCTGAAGCTGGATCTGCTGTACACCGCGCAACTGTTACGTTTAATGTGCCGGGATCTGCTGAAGTTAAATCAAAAAAATCAGAAGCATTAAAGTTACCAACGTTATACAAAAACCCATCAAGATTTAAGCTGGCACTCTCCCCGCCCCCAAGCAAAACAGCGGATGCGGATGCTTGCCCAAAAACAATATTCCTACCGCTAGATATAATTCCCGCATTATCACCAATGCCAAAACAGGTTTTGCAATTATATGCTGCGCCATTAGAAAAATAAGTCGCGTTTTGGGATGGCCCCGCCATAGCAACACCAAGAACACCAAGAACGCCGTTTTCAATAGTAACGCCGCTATTAATAATAGCCTCATCAATGCCAACAATGCCCGCATCAACACCAAAAGATACGGGGCCGTTTCCCAATCCGCCTGTATATTTAAGAGTAGATGTTCCCTTTTGTGTTGGAATTAATCCACACCCAATAAAACCCCCCGATTCAGCAACTATGGGCAATGTATGTTCAATTGTTGCTTCCGGGGCTAATGATTGATCTGCTGGTATTTCGTAATAACCATTTGGATATTCTGCGTTTGCAGGCTGAAGCAATGGCGCAAGATCAGCAGCCGTTTCTAGATAAATAACATTAGGCGAGCGCTTCCAGCTCTTATATCCAAGCTCCGCAGTAATACTGTTCGCAAGCGAAGAAGATCCTAGCAGGGTTAGCCTTTTATTTAAATCAATTAACATTACAAAACACCATCAACAATAACTATATAATCTTCACCTTTTGCATAAGTAGCAATATTTTCGGTTTGCTGAAATTGGTGTTCAGCATCAGCGCTTCTAATCATTGCATTAGCATCAGCGCCTTGATTGTTTAACCAAATTTGCCCTTCAGCGCTTTGCTTAACAGTGATGATTGCAGCGCCAGCGGCGATTTGCTGCCAAGCATTAGTTAAAGTGATTGTTGCTCTAGCCATTATTTCACCTTGTTATTGTGAAGATGTTCTTCAATTAAATTTAAAACCGCTTCTTCTTGCCCATCGCTTAATTCATCTTGCGGGGGCAGCGGCGCAGCCGGCGCATTTTCCACGGCAATCATTGGCGCGTTTGCTTCAGCAAGCTGTTGATTTGACCGCTTGTTGCGTTTAATGTTTTTACTAAGCTTGGTTCCAGTAAGCTCTTTAGCAGCTCTTTCAGCGCTTATAAAACCTCTATCAACCATGTTTCCATAAGCATCAACCTCTTTTTTCAAGTCAACGCTTGGTTTAATTGCACCGCCCCAATCTGAAGCAATCCAAGAACCAAAAATATCATATTGCGCGGGATTTCTCCACGCCTCAAGCATTCCCGGCGCAGCAATCTTACCAAGCAAAACTTCAGATATAAGCCATTGCTTATAAATTGGCTTGGTAAACATATCAGCAAACAATTTTCTTTGCTTATCAAGATAAATCTTGAATTCATTCACCGCCCCACGGCTTGCGGAATAGTTACTTGAAAAAGATAGTTGAAGAATTTCAGGGGGAATCTCATTGGCCCACGCAACCGCGTTAATAATTGCAGCCTCAAAGCCTCCAAAGTTTACGTTTGGTCTTTGCGTATTAAAGCTTTGCGGTTTTTCCCCAACTTGTAATTCTTCAGCAACAATGCCCGGAATTTGATCCGCAACAGTAAAGGTTCTTGAACTGCCATCACCATCAGTAACAGCAATTGCATCTTTTCTAACTGCGCCCTGTGAAAAAGGCGTTGAACCGATCTTGTCTTGACTCTTTTCAACCCAAACAGCAAGAAGCGAATTTAAAACCGCCGCCCTTTGTTCAGAATCACGATAACGATCAATTTCTTTTAATGATTGCAGGATTAAAGAAAGCAATGGAACGCCGCGCACTTCATCAAGGCGCTTTTTAGTTCCATATAACAACCAAGCTAACTGCCTTCCAGACTTTTCACCCCTAGCAGCTACACGCTTTGCACCGCCCCCGTTTTGTGTAACCCAAAAAGCAACTTGCCGCCCTTTTGTATCCAGCTCAACACCATGAATAATTTTATGGCCTTGTCGCGGCTTGGCATTAATAGGGGTTTGAACATTTTTTCCGTTAATTAGCTGAACTTGCGGCAAGAAAGTTACCTTTGATATCCGCATTACAACAAGAACATCACCGGAAATAATAGCGGTTTGGCGCGCGGTTTCTTGCAGCGCTCCAAATGTTTCAAGTTGGTTCCAATCAGTTAATTCAGGGTTATCGCCCCAAATACTAAAACGATTTTCAACATCTTCAGACCATTCGTTCAATTGATCATCATCCATTTTAAGGATTTCAGAATTTGGAACGGCTTCAAGTGTTAAACCAGTGTTGATTTCATTTGTTGAAAGTCTTTTAACAAGGCCGGCGGCATAAAGATTTTCAGTAAACAGTTGTTCAGATCTTGCCCGCAAACTCCAATAATCAAGAGCAAATAATTTTGTTGCACCAAACCCGCCGGCAAATTTTGAGCCATCAAAAGCCGTTAACATTTCGGGAGGGTATGCGCCGTAATTGTAAGAAGCTTTTTCTTTGGCGCGCGGCATATCCCCAAGCGATACAACATCGCTTTGAACTTGTTCAACTGGAGAAGCCCGGTTAAAAACCTTCCAGTTTTGGGGAAGTAAATCTTTAGCTTGCATTAGTAAGCGGGCCTACCATGATGAACGCCATTTTTGCCAAGTCTACCGCAAATTACAGCGTATTGGTTCAAAACGCTATCGTAAGTTGCCTGTAAACTTTTCAAATCCTGCCGGGTAACGCTTTGCTGCCCCTGCCCCGTATTCAACGAATAACTGATAACGCCATTTTCAGCGCTCAGGGCAATAATAGCAGCAGAATAATTATCCAACATGGTTTCCAAGTTTTCCGCTTGCTTTTGAAGTACAGT